TGTATATCCCATAGGTCAATTCCTCCTCGATTTGTATTCCGAGCCGCCGTAGGTCTCGCGGACAATCGAATAGACCCTGCAGCCGCCGGTGCCACTCAGACGCAGGCGGTAATGGTCGGCGCGGCGCGGAATGATGGGCAGATAGACGCTGCGCTTGACGTCGGCCTGCAACCGGCCACCTACCTGCAGCCAGTCGCCATCGCTGTCAAGCCGCATCTCCACCTGCGCCGTTGCGCCGGCATCCAGCTCCAGACGGATCTGGATCTTCGAGACCCCCTTCTTGTTCGGGTCCTCCTCGGTGAAGTCACCAAACTCAGCCATCCATTCAACGCTGCCTTCCGCCGTCACCTCCTTCGGTGCGTCCTGTGCCGAACCGATGATCCAGATCTCGCCTGCGCTGTTGACCATATACAGGCAGCCATCCTTCCGCACAAAGCCCACGGCGCAGCTCTCGTCTTCGACATGCCACTGGCGGCGTTGGACATCGTAAACAAACAGCCGGTGCTGCTTGTCATCTGTCATGCTGACATAGTATTTGAGACCGTCGCTGCCGGCTCTGGCGTCCTTATACCGCACAGTGCCAAAGGCGGCACCCACCGGCTGTGGAATGCCGCCCGAGTAAGCCATGATGCCGGCACGGCTCAGATAGAAGAGGATCTCTCCGGCCACGGCAAGGCTTCGATGGCTGCCGGCGGCCACGCCCAGCGTTGCGCTGCCCATGACCTCATAATTGGAGGGTATGCTGCCATAGACCTTGTAGATGTGATCCTCCTTGAAAAAGATGGGGTAGCCCAGATAGGAGATGCAGCCGGTAAAGCTGCCTGCCGATCCGGTATCCACCGTGTAGCTGTCGGTGGCCAGACCTTCATTGACATCCCAGTTGAAGGGGTCACCCAGCTTGCAGGCATAGATGGTGTTGTCATCACAGCCCCACAGGCGGTTCTCGTTTTCGCAGAGAAAGCGCAGCTCGGGAACTGCGCGCTTAACTGACATCAGACCACTTTCGGTATAAGCCGTCGCGCCTTCGTCGCCGTCCAGCTCGAAAACATTCTCGTAGAAATACAGCTTGTCCCCATCGATTTCACGGATAACCGGCATCTTGTTGTTGTCGGGATGCTTGGTGCAGCCCTCGATCGTTACGGCATCGCCCGGACGGAAATACTGGCTCCAATCCACGCCTGTGGCCTGCAGGGTGTTGGCCTCGGCCGCTTCGCCTTTATAGAGGCCGTTCGTAAAGGTCAGGCTGGTGCCTGTCCATTCTGCAGCAAGCGAACCATGCTTGCCCTCCACCGTGTCATACCAGACCATGTCCGGCGCAATGATGATGTATGTACCCAGCGCGGCAAAAGCCTTCTCCGGCGTATCGCGCAAGGTCAGGCCCTCAACCTTGGTGCCGTCGTAATAAAAATCGGTGCCATCCACCCAGCAGAGCTTCTCACGGCAATAGATGCCGCGCGGATCGGTCAGCGTCCTGTATTTCAGTCGCGGTGCGCGGCTGGCCAGCAGTGGGTAGTGATCGCCGGTCAGATTCTTCATCTCCCACAGCTCGCCGTCACCGGCACCGAGGGTATGATTCAGACCGCCGAACTTGTCCTGCTTCTGTTTTTTGATCTTATCTGCATACGCCATGCTCGGCAGTTTCATCTGTTTCCTCCTCGCTCTTCTCGCCGGCGGCCGTCGCGCCCCTGCGCTGCTCGGTCTCCTGCTGGATCTTCTTCAGCTGGGCAAAGACCAGGCGCAGCTCCTGCTTGGCACTCGCCATGAGATCCACATTCTCCCTGCAGACCGAGATCTCCTCCAGCAGTTTGACGGCCCTGCTCATGCCGCCCATAGACTTGTTCAGGCCATCGATCACCAGCGCCGCATCGATCTCGCCCTTTGTCATTGTCTTGTTCAGTTTGTAGTTCATTGGTTTATCCTCCTGTTATTCCACTGCATTGAGGGCCTTACGCAACTTATTGAAGATACTCGCTTCAAGAGGATCCTCTTCATACACTTCATCTGGTAAAGTGCCATGTCCCGTGATAGGTTTAATCGCCTCTCGTGCCTCGTTGATAATGCTATGGCTGATTTTGTCCCCTTTGGAAACAGAGGTGAAATCATACTCATCGAGATCTCCGTCATATAGTCGAAACGCGTTGATGCACTCAGTAAATGCGTTCCACTCCTCAGCCTCAATATAGATCTCCTCATCCTGTTCCTTGTCTGTCCACCATTCCCAATCATCTGGGCGCTCGATCTCCGCCGCCTCTGTTTCAAACCCCTCAGCGCCGATCCACGAACTGTTAACAGCTACATTTGCTGTGTACTCCGTCCCTGGTTCAAGCCCTGTAACAGAGACCGAGAACGATTTGCTTGGTGCCGTATAAGCTTTATCAAAAACTGCAGTGGTTTCGTCCGTTCTTCTGACAAAAACACGAACAGTGTCTCCAGCAGTGACACCGCTGATGTCCACCGTAACTCGAGTATCTAAAATGCCTATAATATCAAAACTGGCCATAGCTCACCTCACGCAAAAACGGCGGTCACTTTAATATTAGCATCTCGCAGGGTACATCCCTTAAAGTTCCACACTCCCTGTGGACAATACTGCCATTCTTCACGATCACTGTTATACATATATTGCATCATGACTTGGCCCATAGTGGACATATACCAATATTCGTTTCCTTTCGAATTACCATATCCGAAGGAAGTGACAGGAAGTTCTCCCTTATCAAATCCTGAATAATAATGATTGACATGGGCAACTTCATAGCCGTCGAAAAGTTCCACATCCTGCATCTTGATCCAGTTCTCGCCGTCACCACTCATCAGCACGCCATCCATAACGATATTACCGCCTTGGAACTTAACGGCATCACCGTTGGCATCAACGATAGAAAGGCCGTCTCCGCTCAACCGCAAAGCCGTTGCCATCCCTGTCTGCAGATCAGTGACCGTAGCCTTAATCCCCTTCTCTCCCAATACAATATCGCTAAGGCCGCCTTCTCCCACAACAGCAGCATAGATCTCGTCTACTCTCTGCTGCATGACCGACATCTTTTTGCCGGACTCGATCATCGTCATCAGCTCGATGCCGCCCGAATAGATCTTGGTCTTATCCATATCGATGGATCTAACATTGCTGCTGTCCAGATGATGCATGCTGTATCGCAGCTGCTCGACCAGCATGAACATATAATTCTGCATGGTCGAGATCTTATCCTCTGTCGACTCCTCGCCTGTAAAGGTCGGGAAGTTTGTATCTACAAAAAGCCAATTTGAAGGCATAACCACGCACCTCCTTTATTTGCCTGCTATTTGCCTGTCATTTGCTTTCCAATTTCAAAACGGGTACTTTTTTTCAATCAAAACCTGCATTTTGGTGGTTTCAGCGGAAAATCGACCCCGTTTTTCCACTCACTTCATTTGCCGGCACGCAGCACCATGGCTGCCACTTCCTCTCGGGTGGCAAAGCTGCGGGGTGCGGTGCCGTCGGTGATGCCGGCGGCCTTGGCATCACGCAGCTCCTTCTGCGCCCATGCCGATGCCGGCTGCTTGGCTCGCTTCTGCAGCCATGCGTCCATCATCTTGTCAAACTGTTCCTGTGTCATGTCTTCCTCCTCCCATGTTTCCTTAAACTTTTCGGGTGTGCCATACTTCGTGATCAGCGTCCTGCAGCTGTTCTGCGGCAGGTATTCCGGCAGCTCGAAGTGGGGCTGATCGACAAATGAGCGAAAGTCACCGCCCCAGAACAGGCCGAGGCTCTTGCCGACCTGCCCGCACTTTTTAAACCATCCATCGGCGTCATAGTATGCGCCCTTGCCATCATTGCGGTAGATGTCGAAGGCCACGCCCCAGTTGTGGGGCGAGTAGGGATAGCGGCAGTTGGTGACGATGCTGCCGGGCTTGGTACGCCCCTGGGCATAGAGTGCATCCTGCTCAGTCTTACTGCGCCAGGTATCGGAAATGCCCACGATCAGACCTCGCTTCCGGCACTCGGCCACAAACAGCTGGCAGAGCCGCTCCATCTCCGGATGGAGAAGTTCCATATCTCTACTCATTCTTTTTCGCCCCTGCAGCTGCAGCATCGACCTTGGCCTCGCCGGTGATGTAGGCCACGATCGAACCGATGGTGGTGACGGCGCCGATGATCTCGCCGCTCTCTACTCCGAAGGCCATGGCAATGCCCACGACCACGCCGACC